CGATCTTCTTCATGAACAGCCGGGCGACGCCTTCCGCGAAGTTGCGGATGACATAGCGCTCCATCTGCTGGCCGCGCGTCATGAGCATCTTCTGCCCCGACGCGGTATCGTTCAGCGTGTCCTCGTCCACACCCTTGTTCAGACGAGTGATTCCCGTGCGGCTTTCCCGCTGGCGAATCTTGAACTCGATTGCGTTGAGGGCAACCGAACTCAAGTCGTTGATACCCATCGGCGTCGGGGGAACGCCGCCCTTCCAGCGGATTGGAGCGCCAGGAAATACCGTAAGGATATCGTCAACCGTGTGATCGCCGACCGAATCCTCATGGATCAGCAGGCGCGGCTTCAGGTTGTGATACAGCCCATCGAGCATGTTACGCTCAAGGACCGTGTTGACCCGCTGAATGTCCATCGTCTTGTCGGCAAGCGATTGACCGATAAGCCGCCCCTGCATCGGATACGGGCACCAATACTCGAACGGCTGGTAATCCGTTTCCTCAATGTCGAGAACAGTGTTGCCGACGCGATGAACACACAACCTCTCGGCAATCCCATCGCCGTTCAGGTCGTAAAGGACATATTCCTCGGCAAGCCAGACCTTGCGGTTCGGCCCATCGCGGTCGAGAATGCCATACCAGTTGTTGCGCCCGTCATCGCGGGCCTGTGCAAGCGCCCCGAAATAGGGGTTGCCGCCTTCGCCGATGTTGAGCCCGTTGATGTCGAAACCCATCTCGGTGATTTCGGACAGGCTCTTGAGCGTGATGTGGGCGAGATATACCGCGCTGTCCAAGTCCCGCGCATCCGGCGAAACCCTGAACTCCTCAAGCGGCACGAAATAATCGGGGAACTCAGCCGCCATCTCCTCAATCGAGGCGATGTTGACCATCGGGCCGAGATCGTCGTGAACACCGGCCTCACTGGCCGCAATGATCCCGTTAGCGCGCAGCTCGTCCTCGGTGTCACCGGGCAACAGCATCGCAGGAATCGTCCGCTCGACACGCTTGCGCCTCTTCTCGACGCACGACTTTACGACAGCGATCTTTTCGAGCAGTCCAGCCTTTGCCCAATCGTGCATGAGCCGAAAGCCGGATTTCTTGCGATAGAGGAAGTGCAATGCCTCGGTAGCATCGTCGCTCTGCTCGGTGTCGGCTTCGTCGGTCGGCTCGAACTCAACGATGTGATCCGTGCCAGCCATCACGTCCATGATCGACGTGAGCATGTAATCGGCAGTCTCGGACACGTCGCGGGATACGACTTGGCTGCGCCCGTCCTCTTCGTCGCCGTAGGGCTGGCCGTTGTAGCTGTCGAGCGCGGCTTCCACTTCTGAAAGCAGCGTCGAATCGTAGCTTCTGGCCTCCTCGCTTTGCAGGAAGGCGAGGAATTGGGGGTCGATATCCATCAGCTAGACGATCCCCCTAGGTGAGAATTTGATTGGCCTGGCAGCTATGCGATCCCGATGACCGACCGCGAAATACCGCAGCGCATCCGCGTAATGGCTCGTCCAGTCGTGAAGCGGGTGAGTCCGGAACTCCTGCCGCTTCTCGTCATATTCGCGGCGATACATCCGCAGCGCTTCGATGCCGTCCTTGCACTTGGCCTTGTCGAAGAAGCATGTCGGCAGCAGCATCCGGACAGCCTGGATTCCATCGGCCAGCGGAATATTCGGGCAAACCGTTGCGTTGATCCCAAGCCCGGCTAGAACTTCCTTGCGGCTCTTGCCGGTGCCTAGCTCGCGAACCTCAACGTCGTGCGGCAGGTAATGATTGCCCCAGACGTAATCGCGTTCCTGCAATCGCTTGGCATACCAGTCGAGCCCGACGCCCTCACCCTTGAGAACATCGATCAGTCGGGTCTCTCTGCCAGCAACCTGAACAAACCAGATGACAGTGCTGTCAGCAACGCCAAGGTCCCATGCAGTATGCACAGGTAGCCGAGGATCGTAAGGAACGCCGGTAATGCGCTCCTCAGCATCGTTCATTTCCTTGCCGTAGTACGCGCCCCTGACTGCGGCCTCGAACGAACATTCATATTCCTGAGCGTATTCGTCCGCGCTCATCATCTTGCGAGCGTCGGACAATTCGGCTTCGTCCAGCAGTCCGGTTTTCGACGCCTTCAACTCAAGCTGAAACCAGTCCGCGGAATCTTCGGCCAGCGTCCAAAGCTGGTGAAACGTGTTCTTTCCCTTGGGTGTGCCGATGAACACCGCCCAGCCCTTGCGGTCGGAAAGCGCCGGTCGAATAACCTGCGTCCAGACTGTCGGGTCCATGTCCCCGAACTCGTCAAGAACCGCTCCGTCCAGATAAATGCCCCTCAAGCGATCCGGGTTGTCTGCTCCGTAGATGCGAACGCGAGCGCCATTGTTCGGAAGCTCGATCCAAAGCTCCGACGCGTTGACCTTCCTCTCGGGACCGAAACAATCCGTGTATTCGAGCAGATATTGCCAGGCGATGTCCTTGGCCTGATTCAACTGCGGCGCGATGTAGGCAAAGCGCGGGTTCGGCTTGTCCGATGTTGCCGCCGCCTTGATAAGATCGTTTACACAAGCGACGGTCTTACCGGCGCGGCGATGAGCGACCGCTATTCCCCAACGCTGCTTTCGACTGTGGAGCCCCAAGAACGCCCGCCTTGGAGCGTAGGGGCTTTCGATTACTGCGGTGGCTTCCATGCCAGCGCGCCCTTGATCGCTTCTGCGACAGAGCCGTCCGTTGCGCTCCAATCGATCGCCTGCAAGTCAGGCAGAACCTTCTTCATCAGTATCTCGATTGCCCTCACTTGCGAGGAGTCGAGACAGGGGCCGTTAAGTGCGTGTTCCGTAAGGCGATTTACAAGCTGACTGGTTTGGATTTTGGCCCGCACATCATCCTGATGTGTTTTCCTCATTCTGGCAGCCATCAGACCGCGCCGATCAGGTCGTCGAAATACTTGTGTCCCGCCCTTTCGCGCAGACTCATCGCCATGTCGTATGTGACCTTGAACAGGCCCGACTGTATCTCCTTGCCCTTCGCATCGTAGAAAACGCCGACATACCCACGCCGATAGAGGGCAACTGCCCTGCGAATGAACTTGGCGGACTTGCGCAGGGTTTTTCGCGCTTCCTTCTCGGGATCGACCGGATGCAGTGCGCCGATGCCGCCGATGCAAATATTGGTAAGGTTCGCAAGCCCGATCTTTGCAATATGTGCCGCTTCGGCCTCGTATGCTTCAAGCTCGTCCGCGAACCGCTCAACAATGTTTACGGCAGGAGTCTTCCCGGCCTCGATAATGGCGCGGATACGGTCGCACTTACGACCCCGCTTGCCTTTTCGTGCTTCGGCCTCATGCTGCTCCGGCCGGTTGCCCTTGCCTTTGCCGACGTAGAATACTGACCCGCAGCGCGGATCGACCAGCTCGTAAACAAAATACATGTTTGCCTCCGGTTTGCCGCTCCGTTTCCGGTGGGCGGTGTCAGGCTTCGTCGCGCCGATGCCTCGCCTCTGCGAACATCAGGCCACATTCGATGTAGCTCATTGCAATGGCTACGATGAAACAGGATGCGAATAGCTCAGCAGACTTTAGAGCGAGGCGCTTAATCACGCCGCCAGCTCGACCACGTTGCTTGGCGGTTTGTCAGGCTCCATGACCGTAATCGTCCCGCCACTGTAGATGTCGCGCTGGGTTGCGATCTCCACCGCCTCTTTCGGAGACTTGCCCGCGAGCATTGCGCCCATTGCGAACTCGCGACCGCTGCCAATCGTTACCGGCGCGGGGAGATCGAACGCGAACAGGCACCCCTCGTAAGTGACAATGCGCCCATCGGCATAAAGCCGAACCAACGTGAAGTCGCCAGTCAGATCGTCAGGATGCGCGTCCGGCGAGTGCAGGCAGTTGATTGCCCTACGCATCGGGGACAGTTCGCCACATCCGCCGACAATCGAACCGTCTGGCAGTCTATGCAGTTTCTTGCTGTCCGCGCTTGTCACCATATCGCCAGCCGTGCTTCGTCCATCAGCGGCGATGGTTTTGCCGTCCGTCGCGATTGTGGTCATCTGATCTTTCCCGCCCAATCGAGGAACTGATCGCGGACTAGTCGGTAACGGTGGATGTCACTCTGGCGGTTGGCTCGGCGCGCGTTGGCCTCAGCGTCGTTGAACAGGTCAGCGATGATGCCCGAACGGCTCCATGCGTCGATCAGACCAACAGCATAGCTTAGCGGGACACTATCCGGAGCTGGCAAGTAACGCTGCTCGCTCA